CAGACTGTAATCCTCAATCGCCTCTATTTGTCTATTCTGGCTATCAATAGAAGTGGCAACTCTAAAAAATCCACCGCGCATATTTTCAGATGGTGTCCCCATAGCAACACCTCTAAAATATTCTGCTTTAGTTATCTGGTCAGTCACAGTTTCTGCAATATTCCAGGCCATCATATATTTTAGAAGCTGAATAAAATATGTAGGCATCTCACTTTCAGGAGTTGCGTACTGATAATCCACATATATATTTTCTTCGCTAGTTAATAATTTATCACCAAGAACTTCCCACCCATATTGTATAGGCCTAGCACCAGAAGTGCCATCATTAAATACAGCTCTTACATTGTTTAATCTATCACCTGGGAGCTGGTACTCGTATTTAAATTCATTGACAGGAGTGTTAGTTGTTCTTGAAAGTTGTGTTTTCTTAAAAGAAAAAGTCCAGGGGTGCATACCAATAGTGCTATCCCTAATATCATCGTAAAGACGATCTGTTATCTGAG